GCTGTCATCGCTGAGACGAACTACGGCGGGGAGATGGTGGAACACACCCTGCGGACATCTGGGGTGAAGGCGCGGCTGCTGAAGGTGAATGCGCGCCGGTCGAAGGCGCTGCGTGCGGAACCCGTCGTCGGCCTGTACGAGCAGGGGAAGGTGAAGCATGTCGGTTCGCTGCCGACCCTGGAGGAGCAGATGACGGAGTGGGTGCCGTTCGAGGGGCACTCGCCGGACAGGTTGGATGCGATGGTGTACGCGGTGACGAGCCTGTCCAGCGGTGGCCGTGCAGAGATCGCATCCCCGTTGCGGCTCGTGGTTTAGGGTGAGATCGTGCCGGAAGACGCATTGACATGGGCAGCCGCAGCACTCGTGGCTGTACTGGCCGTCGCCCGATTGACGAAACTCCTCACCGAGGATACGTGGCCCCCAGCCGCGTGGCTGCGCGACCGCTGGGTGGACAGGTTCAACGACAGCGGGTGGGGGGAACTGTTCGTCTGCCCGTTCTGCATGGCCCCCTGGATGGCGGTACTGGTCCTCACGACAGGATGGGTCAGCGACCTGCATCCTGCATGGTGGGCGTTCAACGGCTGGCTCGCAGTGTCCTACGTAGCCGCGATGGTCGTGGCCCGCGACATCCCTGGTGGTGAATGATGGCAGTACGGAAGACGGCGCGACCCTCGCCGCCCAACGGGTTCGTGGCGTCGGCGGCGAGGCTCCCCGAGAAGGGGCTGACCCGATACCACGGCAGCGAGCAGTGGATGGAGGAGGGCTGGCGGTACTACGACACCGTCGGTGAACTCCGCTACGTCGCGAACTGGGTCGGCAACGTCATGTCCCGCGCCGTGCTGAAGGCTGCCGTCAACGACGGCGGTGCGATGCGTGTCGCTGAGGAAGGCCCAGTCGCGGAAGCGATGGAAGCGTACTTCGGGTCGCTGGAGGGCCAGGCGGCGATGCTGCAGGCCACCGGCATCAACCTGACCGTTGCCGGTGAGGGCTACCACATCATGACCGAGGACGAGGAGTGGCACACACTGTCCTCCGGTCGTGTCACCCAGCAGCAGGGCACGCTGTACGCGGACTTCGGTGACGGGAGACGCCCACTCACCAAGAAGGAACTGTGCATCCGCGTGTGGGTGCCCCATCCCCGCGACCCTATCGCAGCGGACTCCCCTGTCAGGTCCAACCTGTCCACGCTGCGGGAGATCACCCGACTCAACCAGCATATCTCCGCGCAGTTGGATTCGCGGCTCGCCGGTTCCGGCATCCTGTTCATCCCGTCGGAGATTCAGTTCGCCGCACCCGAGGGCGTGGACCCGCAGGCGAACCAGGCAGATGCGTTCATGCAGGTGCTGGGCGAGACGATGCTGTCAGCGATCCAGGGCGGGCAGCGCGGGACAGCAGCGGAAGTGGTGCCCCTCGTCGTCACCGCGCCAGGCGAGGCGCTGGACAAGGTGCAGCACCTGACGTTCTGGTCGCCGCTGGACGCAGCCGTCCTGCAGATGCGTGATTCTGCGGTGAAGCATCTGGCGCTGGGCCTGGACACCCCGCCCGAAGTGCTGATGGGTGTCGCGGACGCGAACCATTGGAATGCGTGGCTGGTGGACGAAGCGGCGGTGAAGTCGCATCTGGAGCCGAGGCTGCAGGTGGTGTCCGCTGCGGTGACCACGAAGTATCTGCGGCCCGCGATCCAAGGGATCGTCCCGAACCCAGAGGACTGGCATGTTGTCGCGGACACGTCAGCGATCCGGTTGCGGCCCGACCTCTCCACGCAGGCCATCGACCTGTACGACCGTGGTGAACTGTCCGGCGACGCGCTGCGCCGCGAAACAGGGTTCGAGCCTGAGGACACCCCAGACCAGACCGAGTTCGTGCTGTGGCTGCTGCGGAAGACCGCGACAGGGCAGACCACGCCGGAAGCCACGATGGAGGCGCTGCGCCGCCTGGGCGCTGACCTGGGTCTTGCCGGTGAAGGGGAGACGGTCGGTATCAACGACGCCACCCGCACCGATACGGAGCCGCAGACGACACCGAGGGAGCCTCGTATCGGGCGGGCCATCCGCAGGCAGGAGCGGGTCGCTGAGGGGAGGGAGTCCGCTGCCCTCCTCGCCGCCTGCAACGCACTCGTGTACCGCGCATTGGAGCGTGCGGGGAACAAGATGTGCGACGCGAAGGCGAAAGCGAACGGGTTGGGCGAATATCCGGCCCACGAACGGTACATGCACCGCACCGGAACGTCCGGTCCCAGTTCCGTGACATGCCTGCAGGGTGCTTGGGACACCGCGACGCCGGTCCTAGGCGCGTTCACCGAGGAAACCTCCGATGTGATCTCCGTCCTCGACTCGTACACGGCGACCCTGATCGGCACGAAGGCCGAACATTCCGTGGACCGGCTGCGGAGGGCGCTGCGGGCTGCGGAGTTGATGGCATGAACCGTGAGGAGTTCCGCCTGGACAGGGTCGCGGTGATGGATGAGGTGTCGCTGCGGCTGAAACCGACAGTGCAAAACTACTTGAACGGTGAACTATCCGAGGATGAGTTGTACCTCGCCATCGAAACGGAGTTCGTGCGTGTCTGGGAAGCCGATTTCGGGTTGACGGACAACTGGCGGGACGCCTGGGACTGGTTCAAGGACCGTATCCGGCCTGGGATCGACGCTATCGGCGGCAGCACTGTCGCATCGACCGTCGCTGACTGGTTGGGAACAGCAACCGTCAACGGCGGCAGGATCGCACGCACCACGAACAGCAGGGTTTGGCTGTCGCGCAGGGACAACAGGGTGCGGACCACCCATCGGGAGGCCGATGGGCAGGAAGTGGGCGACCAGGAGCCGTTCGTCGTCTGCGGCGGCGTGCAGATGATGTTCCCAGGGGAACCTGTGGGGCCACCGGAGTGCTGGATCAACTGCCGGTGCGTCGCTGCGCCCGCGAACCTCGCCGCCGCTGCGGATGGAAACGGTATCGTGGCGTCCGTGGACGAACACGCAGAGTCCGGTCACGACCTCGTCTGGTGCGAGGGCCGACGCACGCCCGAGGTGGTCCGCAAAGGGCAGCCGTCGAAGAAGTGCGGGCCGGACAAGGCCGCTGGCAAGGTCGTCAAGCGCCGCGCCGCGACCGCCGACGAGGAGAAGACGATCCGCGACGGCGGCTGGGTGCGGGTATCCCCGAGCGGGAAGACACCGAGCGACCCAGGGTACAAGGAATCGAAGAAGTCGAAGATCAGGCCGCAGAACAACTCGCTGGAGGGCGACATGACCATCACCGAGGACGATGTTGCCGCATTCGCCCCAGGCGACCGGCCCGACGATGACACCATCGACGTTGAAGGCGTGGACGACGACATGCTGGACGACGAGGATTGGGAGTGGGACGACGACGAACTGGGCGGCGGCATGGAGGACGGCGACTTCGGTGTCATCCCCGACATGATCCCCTGGTACGGGGTGCTGGCACCGGAGGGCGAGCGATCCGGCGACGGGCGCAGGTTCTCCCCAGACGCGCTCACCCACCGCGACCTGCCGCTGCCGTTCCGCTGGCAGGAGTCAGACACCGGAGGGCACGACGGGGCGATCACCATCGGCACCATCGACAACATCTGGCGGCAGGACGGCCTGTACATGGGGTCCGGCCTACTGCTCGATTCACAGGAAGCCGACACGTTCGTCGGACAGGTGATGGTCGGTGCGGCCCGTGGCATCTCCGTCGATGTGGATGACGCGGAACTCGCCGCAGAGCCTGGCGAGGACGGCGAGGTGGAGTTCGCGAAGGGCCGTGTGTGCGCTGCGACAGCGGTCGCGATCCCCGCGTTCCCCCAGGCGTTCCTGGCGCTGGGCGAGTACCGTGGCGGCGAGTCCGAAACCGACGAGTACAAGGACTACACGCCAGAGCAGCGTCGGCGGGCTGAAGACAAGGGCAATGCAATGCCTGGGGGGTCGTACCCGATCAACGACTGCGAAGACCTGCGGAACGCGATCCAGGCGATCGGGCGGGCCAGCGACCCCGACAAGGTGAAGGCGCACATCCGCAAGCGCAAGCGCGAACTCGGCTGCGAGGAAGTGGAGTTGCCGGACACATGGGCGCTGACTGCTGGGGGCCACGAGTTCAAGCGGGGACCAGGATGGGTGACGAACCCGACCGAAACCCGCCGCCTCCACCATTACTGGACGAAGGGCAAGGGTGCTGCCAAGATTCGCTGGGGCACCCCAGGCGACTTCCGGCGGCTGCGGCGGGCGCTGGCGAAGTACATCAACCCGATCTACCTGAACCGGACGGTCGCCCAGTGGCATAAGGACGCACTGGGCTACTGGCCTGGCGAGTGCGGGAAGCCTGGGAACCCGCCGTGCGGCGAGTCCCGTGTGGCATCCGCCGATGTGGAGTCGGTGCATCTGGTGGCGGCAGCCATGCCGGAACCCCTGCCCTGGGAACTGTTCTCCGATCCCGGCTTCGACACCGTCACCCCGATGACGGTGAAGGAGCAGGCTGGGCACACCCGCATCTACGGGCACCTCGCCCCGTGGGACCAGTGCCACATCGGCATCCAGAACGTCTGCACCAGGGCACCCAAGTCGCAGCACAACTACGCCTACTTCCACACGGGCGCGGTGTACACCGACGAGGGCTGGCTCGCGGCTGGCGTCCTGACCTACAACACCGGCCACGCGGGCGGCGACCTCAGCGCGAAGGCGACGGTCGCCCACTACGACGACACCGGCACGGTCGCAGCCGACATCGTGTGCGGCGAGGACGACTACGGCATCTGGTTCTCCGGTGCGGTTCGCGATGGCGCTGATGTGGCGACGGTGATGGCCGCTCCCCCGTCCGGTGACTGGCGGGCCATCGGCGGCAGCCTGGAACTGGTGGGCGCGCTCGCTGTAAACGTGCAGGGCTTCCCGATCCCGCGCACCGAGATGGCGGTGCAGCAGGGCGTGCAGACCTCGCTGATCGTGTTCGGCACGCAGCCCGTCGTGCAGGTGGACGGTGCGCCTGTGGACGACAGCATCGTGGAGGCGGTGGTCGCGGCCCTGGAAGCGCGCACGGAGAAGCGGGGCAAGGTAGCCGAAGCCTCATCCGTGATCCGTGAGGAGCGGTTGCGCTTGCTGTCTGACATGATGTGCAACGAACCAGCATGCGCCAAGGAAGGCGGGCAGTAGATATGGGTTGCAACTGCGGCAAGAAGAAGAAGTTCGTCCATATCGCGAAGGATGGGACCGAGACTGAAGTGCCTACCCAGTCGGAGGCGCTGCGCCTGGTGCGCGAACAGGGTGGACGTTGGCAGTTGAAACGCTGAAAGTTCTGTTATCCTGCGTTTCATACGCATGGGCATGAAGTAACTCTGCCGGTGGCCTCGCGGAGCGAGGGTTGTAGTCCGACCCTGCACTGCTAATGGAGGCCAAGATGTCTGAGAACATCGAAGAACTCAGCACCGAGCAGATCAACAAGCGCATCGAGGAGATCGTCTCCTCGTTCGCTGCGCTCGAACTATCGGTTGAGTCCAGCGAGGAAGACGTGACCACGGGCGAGGCGCTCGCCACCGAGGTCCGCTCGCTCCGCGAGGAACTGTCCACCCGTGAGGCTGCTGCCGCCGAGCGCGCCGCGCACATCGCCACCATCGGTGAGGCGTTCGCGCAGGACGAAGAGCCAGCCGACACCGTCGATGAAGTTGCCGAGGACACCGCTGAGGAAGCGGTCGAAGAGGCGAACGACACTGCCGACGAGGACACGGAGGCTCATGAGGATGAGACTACCGAGTCCGCAGACGAGGCTCCCGCCGTCGTGGCGGAAGATATTGCGGAGCCGGTCGCGGCGTCCGCACAGACCAAGACCAGCCCCGCGCAGCGTGCGGTGGCTCATGCACCGGAGGTGAAGATGCCCAAGTCAACTTCGGCTGCTGTGATCACGGCTGCCGCTGATGTGCCAGGCTTCCCCGCAGGCCAGGAGTTCGACTCCCTGGATGTGGCGGGTCAGGCGCTCGTGAACCGGATGCGGGCGATGCCGTCCGGTCGCCAGCCGAATACCCGACTGCAGTTCGGTGTGTCGAAGATTCAACTGACCGGCTACGAGGGCCTGACGCAGGGCCGCGACATCGATGACTACGGGCTGGTGCAGAAGGCCGGTATCGAGTCGCGCCTCCAGGGCGGCAGCCTCACCGCTGCCGGTGGCTGGTGCGCCCCGTCCGACACGCTGTACGACCTCTGTCAGTACGAGTCCACCGACGGCATCCTCGATCTCCCCGAGTTCCAGGTGACCCGTGGCGGCATCCGCTACACCAGCGGGCCGGACTTCTCCGACATCTACACCGACTGCGGTTTCGACCATACCGAGGCTGAGATCATTTCGGGCGTCACCAAGAACTGCTGCGAGGTGGACTGCCCCGACTTCGATGAGATTCGTCTGGACGCCGTCGGCCTCTGCATCAAGGCCCCGATCCTGACGAACGCGGCCTACCCCGAGTTGGTGCGTCGGTACATCGAGGGGGCGCTCGTCGCTCACCAGCACAAGATGTCCGCGAAGGTCATCGCGAGCATGGTTGCTGCGGCTACGTCGGTCACTGCGATCCCGCAGCGGACGCTCCTGTTCAACCTGGACGCGCTGGAGTTCCAGTCGATTGCGATGCGGTACTCGTACCGGCTCCCGACGACCAGCACCATCGAGATCGTCGCGCCGCTGTGGCTGAAGGCGCTGATCCGCGCTGAACTCGCCCGCCGCAACGGTGTCATGGCGTGGTCGGTCAGCGATGCGGAGATCACCGAGTGGTTCACGGTGCGGCACCTGTCGGTGCAGTTCGTGTACAACTACCAGGACTTGACCACGTACCCCGCTCTCGTGGATATCCCCGACACGGTCAACGTGATCATGTACCCCGCTGGCACATGGACGAAGGGTGTCACGGATGTGATCAACCTGGACGCCGTCTACGACTCCACGGGCCTGGAGTCGAACATGTACACGGCGCTGTTCGTTGAGCAGGGCCAACTGGCGGTGCAGCGGTGCCTGTCCACGCAGGAACTGACCATCCCCGTCCAGGTGTCCGGCCAGACCGGCTCCAGCGTCCTCATCGAGTACCTGGGTGTGGACGGCGCTGGCGGTGCTGCCGCTGGCGGGCCGAAGCAGGTCGCCGCGAAGCCCAGCAGCAAGTAGCAGTCCCCCCCCTGGGCGGCACTCCTCTCCACCCGCCCAGGGGGGACCCCACCTACCTGATAGGAGGTGAGAGGTGGCTACTATCCAGAACGCCTACGCCTACTGGGAGCCAGGTCCGAAGGAAGCCCCTGTTCGGGGACTCTTCTCCGTGGCCGAGGTGTACGACACAACTGATGCCCACATCGGGCTGGGTGCCGAGTACCAGTCGAACCGTTGCACGCAGAGCAAAGAGTGGCTCGATTTCTGCCTGCCGCCCGACGTGCAGGAGTGGGCGACGCTGGCCCTTGTCCAGGGCGACTCGTTCGCCGTGTACGACGGGCTTGAATGCGATACGGCTGCTGTTGCCGACCCTGCGGAGTACGAGAGTCGTCTGCAGGACACGTTCGACGTGAAGGCAGAAGCAACCATCGAGGCGCGGTTCCAGCAGTTGCTGATGGCGGAAGCGGCGATTCCCGCTCCTTCCGGTGCGCTGCTGGAGATGGTGTCGGTGCTGGAGACGGAACTCGCCGCGAACTACGCGGGGCGTGGGACGCTGCACACGGATCGGTTCACATCGCTGGCACTGTACGGGCAGAACTTGATCGAAGAACCGCACGATCCCGACATGCGGGTGCAGACGATCAACGGCACCCCGATGTCACTGGGTCGCGGATACACCCGCAACACGGGACAGTATTGGGCTGGTGGCGCTGGTCGTGTGGTGATCCTGCGCGGGCCTGCGTTGTTCACGCAGACGCCGCCGCTCGCGGACAAGCCTGCACGCTTCCATTTGCAGCAGCAGGTGGTACTGCTGACCGAGTGTGTCGGCACTTGGTCGGAGGTGCCGACAGCATGATTCACAACCTTGGAGGCCGCTGATGGCTACGAAGAACGATTACACACTGATCCGTGGTCGTCGCATGCGGATCACCCGACTGGACGGTTGTGGCCGTCCGGTCACGGGCGAAGAGGGCATGGCCGTGTCGGAGGGTTTCATCTCCGTCGGGTTCACGTCGCAGACTACTGAGGCCGAAGAGATCACGGTCACCAACGCTGGTGGTAAGACATGCGCCCGTGACCCTGGCTCCCCAGAGTTCAACGGCTACCAACTGGAGATCACGTTCTGTGGTGTGCAGGCGTGCATCATCGAGATGCTGACTGGTCAGCCGCCCGTCCGTGACGCGGTGGGTGATGTGGTCGGGTTCAAGATGAACTCCAGCGTAGACACTACGACTCGTGCGTTCGCCCTTGAACTGTGGGCCGGTGTCCCTGGCGTGGAATGCTCGCCGGATCAGGACGAGGCTTCCGGTTCGTTCGGGTACATCCTGGTGCCGTTCGTCACGCCTGGCGTGGTCGGGGACTTCACGGTGGAGAACGCGGCGATCAACTTCGTCGTGTCCGGTGCGTCCACGAAGGACGGCAACGGTTGGGGTGCTGGCCCGTACGAGGTTGTGCCTGGTGTGGACGGGTCTTGCACGATCCTGCCTGAGCCGCTGGACAGCGACGACCACCTGTACGTGGTGTGGACTTCCTGCGCGCCGCCCGATGAGACGGACGGCTGCCTGGAGATTCCTGCGCCGCCCGCTATCGTGATCCAGGGTGTGACCGCTGGCAGCCCAGGTGCGCTCGTTCCGGCGAACGCCAGTGTGCCAGCCGATCTGGCAGCGTTGCAGGCCGATCCGGTGATCGGTGACAGCGGCTCGAACAAGCCGACTGATGCGTGGCAGACCGGCGAGTACATCGTGCTGGGTGACGCCTCAAGCGCCTACTGGGATGGTTCCGCGTGGGTTGCTGGCGTGGCTCCTGCGGCTGGTGCTGACGTTCGATCCCGCCGCAAGTAGGGTAGGAGCGGAGGTTCGTCCCAGTCGAGGTTGGAGTCCATGATGGTGACCTACCAGTACGATGCATGCGTACCCTGGGCACCAAACATGGGTTGTTGCCCCGACTGGGACGATCATCCCACTGAACTGCAGGACAGGGCTGTCGCGCTGGCGTGGGCCGCGATGCGGTTCCTGTCGGCGGGCATGCTCGGTTCGTGCGAAGTGCACCTGCGTCCGTGCGCGGCGCGTCTCTGCAACTCCTGCTGGGACCAGTGGCATCTGTCGCCGTACCTCCGCGACGGCAACTGGTACAACGGCTACCGTTGCGGGAACGATGGCTGTTCCTGCGGAGCGGTGTCAGAGGTGCTGCTCTCTGGGAAGGTCGCTGAGATCAGCGAGGTGTTCCTGTACGGGGAGGTGATGCCGCCAACGTCGTATCGGCTTGATGATGGCCGTCGCCTGGTCCGTGTTGATGGCGAGTCGTGGCCGCACTGCCAGAACATGAACCTGCCTAACGACCATGTGGATGCGTTCACGGTGTCCTATGTGCCTGGCGTGAAGCCGGACGCTGCTGGCTTGTGGGCTGTCGGCGTGTTGGCATGCGAGTTCGCGAAGGCGTGCACAGGCGCGAAGTGTCGTCTCCCGTCGTCGGTGACTTCGATGACGCGGCAGGGTGTGTCGTACGAGTTCGACAACTCGATGTTCTCGAACGGGCAGACTGGTATCCGCGAGGTGGATGCGTATGTGCTGTCGATCAACCCGAATCGGTTGAAGGTGCCTCCCCGCGTATGGTCGCCGGACCAGCATGAGGTCCGTTACACGCCTACGCCCACGGTGGATAGTCGTCATGGCTCCTGACCCGTTCTTCCTCCCGAAGTTGGAGGAACTCGTGCACTGCCTGTGCGACACGGTCGTCGCAGAGTCTGATGTCGGGTTGTGCTGGTGCGGGGTGGTGCCTGGAGGTACTCCTGCGTATGACTATTGCAATCCGTGCAGCGGTGATGCGTGCGGCATGGGGTTCGTGACGCTGGGCAATGTGACTGGGTACAGGACATTCGGGCAGCCGCAGCCGATGATGTCGGGGCAGTGTGATTCTATGCTGCAGTCTGAGGCGCAGGTCGGCATTATGAGATGTTATCCGCTGCAGGAGGACGGTTCGCCGCCGTCGATGGAGGAATCCGCTGACGTGGCGCTGCTGCTGATGCAGGACATGCTGTTGATGCGGAAGGCGATCATGTGCTGCTACAAGCAGGATGTGATCCTGGGCCAGTACACGCAGATCGGTCCCGATGGCGGCTGTGTCGGGGGTGCCTGGCAGGTTGTTCTGGATTTGGGTGGGTGAGCCGTGGCTAGGTTCAAGCCACCGATCCCGTTCCCCACTGGCCGTTCGCAGAAGGGGACGTACAAGTACGGCGTCTTCATCTCCGACCAGTTGATCATCTTCAACACCCATCCTGAGTTCTCAACTGGTGGAGTTGGCCGGTGGCAGACGACGTTCGCGAATCGGGTTATTGCTGAGGCGGTCAGACTCGCTCCTGAGGGCAAGTTCGCGGACCACCTGCACATGGGCGGCGCATACGTCCCTGGCGAGTACAAGCGGTCGTTCAAACTGACGAAGTTCGGTGGTAACCATGTGCGTAACCGTCTGATCGGGAACACCGCTCCACATGCGTACTTCGTTGAGGCTGGCCGTGCCCCGTCCGGTCCTGCGTGGGAGACATACTCAACCCGCCACAAGGGGGGCAGGATCATCAGCACCAAGGGCACTTCCGGCTTCCTCGGTACGAAGGTCTTGAGTACCGCGCTTGCGAATGCTTCTGCAAGAGGTGTGGGGAAGAAGATTTCGACAACGTTCCGCAGTGCTGGGCAGACGTTGGCGGCTGCCGAGAATCTGCAGGGGTTCAGGGGTCCGAATGTTGCGCCGGACGAGTGGATCATCAGGTAGATTGAGGGTCGGAGAGGAGTACATATGACCATGAAACAGTTCACAACGGCAGCGTCGAATACTGGCGATTCAGAGTTCGAGGGGGCCGAACCTATCACCTTCCAGGTGGATCAGGATACGTTCACGGCGTTCCCACCGACCGCGTCGCAGTTCGCACTGTTCCTCGCGGCGCAGTCCACCCATTCCCAGACTGCTGATCAGATCGCTGCGCTGATCGACTTCTTCAACGGCATGCTGTCCGAGAACGATCAGATGCTCTTGCGTTCTCGGCTGATGAGTCGTGAGGATTCGTTCTCTTTCGAGACGGTGCAAGCGATCCTTGAGTTCCTGGTTGAGGAGTGGTCGGCCCGCCCTACACAGTCGCCGCAAGAGTCTTCTTCCTCGCGGCGGAATACTGGCCGGAACTCGACGGCCAAGCAGCCTTCAGTGGTGTAAACCTAATGAACCTGCGCCTGGACAGGTTCATCAATGCTGCCCTCGTGTGGATGTTGGAGAGGGTTGAGGATCGTGAGCAGTTCTTCTTCCACCTTGAGCGTCCGTTGCCAGGTAGAGTGAAGCAGACGGATGTTGACCGTGAACTCAATGAGTTCTCTGCTCTGGTCGGGAAGGTGGGTGCGACGTGACCATCGGCGGCTTGGGTGGCGGAGCAGGTTCGGTCGGCTGGATTTACGTCAACGTCCTAGCGGATACGTCCGGCATGAAGGACAAGATCGAGGACGATGCTGGGGAGGCTGGTGCTGCTGGCGGCAAGAAGGCAGGCAACCAGTTCGACAGGAACCTCACCAGCAAGTTGCAGAAGCAGTCTGCGAGCCGTGCGATTCGCAAAGTCGGGCAGAAGTACGGCGAGGAGTTCGCTGCAGAGTTCGCGAAGTCTGGCAAGGAAGGCACTGCGTTCGTCCTTGATTCCCGCAAGGTCAAGGCCGAGATCAGTAAACTCGCCAAGCAGTACGGCCTCAACTTCAACAAGGTGTCTGCTCAGGTCGGGGATCAGATCAGTGCTTCGTTCTCGAAGGCGTTGGACCAGATTGAGAAGGATGCGGTCAAGGCCGCCAACGCGGTCGCTGCAGAGGCCGAGAAACTCGCGAAGCAGCAGGAGCGCGAGAACAAGGCAAGATTGGACAGGGAAACCCGCGCAGCGGAGGCGGCTGCCAGGAGCCTTGCCCAGAGGCAGATTCGTGATGCGGAGAGGGCTGCGGTAAGAGCCACGCAGATCGCAGAGAGGGCTGCTGAAAGAGCAGAGAAGATCAAGGAGAGGGCTGCTGAAAGAGCCGACAGGCGTGCAGAGCAACGGATCGCTGCTGAGGAGAGGGCTGACGCTGCGCGTGTGCGGAAAGAGGCTCGTGACGCTGCGAGAGTTGCGAAGCAGATCGCTGACGCACAGATCAAAGCAGATGTGGTGGTCGCGAAGCGGCGTGAGGCACTATTCACCGCTGTCTCGGTACGCATCGCACAGAGCGGTCGTAGAGGTGGGACGTTCACCCGTGTGCTTGGTGGTTCGGCTCGCGGCTTCACCTCGTTCTTCGAGATTGCCGCCAAGTTGCAGACGCTGGCTCTTGGCAAAGTCCTCGAAGGGTTCTCCAAAGGATTCGGTGCCTTATCGCAGGTGGTAGGTGGGTTCCCTAGCCGTGCATTCGGCAGTATCGGTAAGGGCTTTGGAGTCATCGCTTCAGTAGTCCAGTCGAACCTGATCGTTTCTATCGTCACGTTTGCTGCTGGGTTGGGGGCATTGGTCAACTTCGCGGTGCTGCTTTCCCCTCTGCTGATCAACATTGCTGGGATTATCACCTTGTTGGGTGCTGCTGTCGGTAATGCCGCATCGGCGCTGGCGCTGTTCGTGCCGATCTTCATCGCTCTTGGTGTCGGTGCTGCCGTAACTGCGGTGGCGTTGAAGGACTTCACAGGTTCGGCGCAGGCACTGTTCAAAGCAGGTGCTTCTGGTGATCCTAAGGATTGGCAGGCTTACGTTGAGTCGTTGGAGAATCTCGGGCCTGCGGCCAAACGTACAGCGCAAGCGTTGGAGCCGTTGGCGAAGAGTTTCAAGGGCGTGCAGGATGAGATCGAGGAACTGTTCTTCCGTGGCCTGGATGAGACGTTCGAGCGTGCAGTCGGCCCGATCCAGGGGTTCAAGGAAGAGATTCTCGGGATCGCTGAGGCATCTGGCGATACGTTCAACCGTATCTTCGACGGCATCTTCGACAATGAGATCGCAGTGGAGAGCCTCAACACGCTGCTCCTCTCCACGAGGAACATTATTGATGACATCGGCTTCATCGTCGCTGACGTGTTCGTCGGGTTCACGAACATCTTTGCTGGTGCTTCTCCTGCCGCTGAACGGTTGTCCACAGCGATTGCTGGTATCGCGGAGGGGTTCAGGCTGTGGTCGGAGTCCGATGAGAACCGTGCGGGAGTGCTGAACTTCTTCAACGGTGCCCTCGATGTCGGGGGGAAGGTGTTCAACATCATCAAGTTGTTGGGCGAACTGATCATCACGGTATTCACCCAGTCGCAAGGCCCGCTGTCCGCGAACGAGGGCATCCTTTCAAAGATCGAGGGTGTTCTGGAGCGGGCGATTACCTGGCTGAATGAGAATCCTGATGCGTTGGAACGTTTCTTCGCTGATGCGACAGCGTTCGCTGATGCGGTGTGGGATGCCATCAAGGGCATAGTCAAGGCGTTCGCGGATTGGAACACGCCCGAGAATCAGCAGTGGTTGCTGGATGTTGTCGAAGGGTTCGGGACGCTGGCCGGTTTGGCATTGGACCTGTTGGGTACTGTCCAATCCTTGATCAGAGATATTCCCCTACTGTTCGGGGGCGGCATCTTGACGGGTCTTGCCGCGCTGGCGCGGGCATTCGGTGGTGTTGAGAGTAGTGCGGCTGCGGCGAGGAGGGCACAGGATGGCGTTCGTGCAACAAGTAAGACTGACCCCTATGTCATCAAACCTTCCTCGCAGGGTCCACCTGCCTCTATTGCACGACCTTCCACTCCTCCGGCAGCGGCGCGTACACCGGACCTGTCATGGCGAACTAGCCTGCTGCGCCGTGATGGCGGTGTGATCGACAAGCCGACGAAGACGATCCTTGGCGAGGTCGGACCTGAGTTGATCATCCCGTTGAAAGGGCAGATCGGGGACGTTGACCCTATCGTCCGTGAGATCAGCCGTTCGCTGCGCGGGCCGAAGCAGTCCAAGTCTGGTGAGAAGGTGGATAACAGTAAGACGATCAACCTGACGCAGCACATCACACCGATGCACGCCGATCCGAATAATGTTGCAGCGTCTGCTATGAACAGGGCTATCGCTCTGGCGAGGATGTGAGGCTGCGGTGAGTTACTTCGGGTTCTACGCATACGACGGTGTGGAGATCACGAACACGGCTCGCACCGAGTCATACGTGGATCAGTTAGGGATCAGTTTCTGGACGTGCCCTGATCTGTGCGACGATCTTGTGCCAGCGTTGGAGTCGCGTGGCTGGAAAGAGCCTAGTCAGGAATATGCCAGCCCTGCGGAGACGGCTCCGTGGTACGACCCCGCCTACCCGTACAGCGCCGAGTTCGCGGGGATGGTACTCCTGGATGCCACGATGCAGCATTCATCGACGCATGTCGGGACGGTGCAGGAGCGGTCGGTGGATGGCGGGGTGCTGCTGCCGAGGCGTCGTCAGTCTCGGGAGATGCTGTTCCGTGCCCTGCTGATCGGGAAGAACGAGTTGGCCGCGCATTACGGGTTGACGTGGATCACGTCGATCCTGACTGGCGGGGATGTGTGCCGTGGCAAGTCGAAGTACCAGAACACCTACTCTGATGTGTACCTGAATCTGGACTTCTACAAGCGGGCTTCCGAGGTGGACCCACTACCGGACAACGTGTACCAGTTGCCACTGGTCTACGATTTCGAGCATTCGTATCGAGGTTTCCGTGCGGCGCTGTCGAATCTGGTGCCGGTGGAGCAGGTGGAGACGTTCCCTGACCTGCGTACTGGGCCTGGGCGTCGCCTGGATTACCTGCCGGTGTGCCCTGATCTGGAACGTGAGAAGAACGCCTGGCGGCACATGGTCGATGTTGGGTGCACTATCGGCCCTGCAGTGATCTCTGAGCATTCGGTGGGTGACTCCGATTGCGGTGCCGGTCATTGGATCGAGATCGAGTTCGCGATGAGTGCAGGTTCTCCTGGTATCTGGCATGACAGTTTGGGTCTGGATGAACTGTTGACCGATTTCGCGTATTCGGATTTCCCCGTGGAGTGGTTGCGGTACAAGGACGCCGACACAACGGTCGATGATGATGTGTTCAACGGCCCGCCGTTCACGTCGCGGACGCGAACATATTCGGGTTTGCAGGCAACAATCTACGACCGGAAGATCACTCCGTTACCGAATCCTGCGGAGCAGGCTGGGGTGTCATCCATTGTTGAGATAATCGACCCTCTGTGCCCTCCGGTGCCGCAGTTCCCCCCGACCCCACAGGACGATCTGTTGTGTGCGCCGTTGGTGGCCGATGGTGATCGTCGTGTGTACGTGTTGGACAACGTGAATGTGCCGAAGTATCTGCCATTGGCGGTGCAGATGCAGATGACTGCGTTCGAGGAGATGCGGAATATCCGTGTGTCGCTTGTGCCGAGGACTGGTTCGTTTGAAGGTGATGGGACGAGCCTGGAGTTCTGGGTGACGTACCTGCCGCCTCTGTCAACGATCATCATCGACTCGAAGGCGCGTCGGACGACGGCGATCCCGTTCACCACCAGTATCGCTGATCTGACACTGGTGCCTGCTGGTCATCTGGTGGTGTTGGATGAGTCGGGAACGCAGTTCGATTACCCAGAGTTGGTCTGCCCTGATGAACTGTCCCTGGTGGTTTCGGTGCCTCAGGGCAGCGATATCAGGGCGTTGGCGACCAATGTCAGGCTCGTCGCCAGGGACATGTGATGCTGGGCGTCGGCGTCTACGACGCTGTCATCACAGACCGTGGCGGGGTGTCACGGATCGGGCCTTTGTCCGATGTGCTGCGGATGACAGCGAGGTGGCAGCGGGACGATATCGGCACTGCCGACGTGCGGGTGGCGGTAACTCCTGAGACTGAGGAGTTCCTCTCCGATCTCCGTACTGGGCGGCACGAGTTGGTGCTGTACCGGAACGGTGTTCGCGTGTTCGAGGGTCCGTTGACCCGTCTCAACTACACGCGGACGGAGTTGCAGATAACGGCGTCCGATGTGGCCTGGTATCTGTCGCGGCGTGCCCTGCAATACGACTATGACCGGCGCTACCCGAACCAGGGTTCCGCTGTCCGTCTGTGCGAGAAGGTGATGGAAGACCATTACCCCAGTAGCGGTGATCCGTTCAATATCGGTCAGTACGTGACGGTGCTGGAGACAGGTGAGGATGCGCGGACGGCTTCGCTGCATGCTGCTGGGTCCAAGACGGTGTGGGAGTTGATCGACCAGTTGGCGCAGAACGGCGGGTTGGATTATGTGGTCCGTGGCCGTCGCATCGTGATTTCTGACACGAACACGCGGATGCATGTGTCTCCTCAGATGTGGAACGAGGATTTTGCTTCGGACCTTGAGGTGGTGGAGTACGGGTCGGAGTTGTGTACCCGCTATTACACGGCGAACAACCGTGGGGCGACTGGTGTCGCTATCGCTGACAGCCGGTGGCTGGACTACTACGGGTATATCGACAAGGTGAGTAACGCTGACACTGAGGAAGAGGGAGAGGACGAGCAGCAGCCCTTTGCGGAGTTGGCCGCGCAGGCGAAGCGGGCGCTTGAGGTTTCTTACCCGTCGCCTGTGGATATTCTGGTGCCGTCGAACTCGCTGGTGGTCCCTGGTAGTGCTTCGGAGTTCACCGATCTGCTTCCTGGGAGTTGGGTTCCCGTGCAATCGACGTTGACGCCGCGCAAGGTGCTGCAGTGGCAGCGGATCAATACCACCTATGTGACATACGACCAGTCGAAGGAAGAACTTCGGGTCAGCATGTCGAAGGCTCCGAACAACTTCGTGGACCCGACATGATGGGCCGCAGGGTTGACGATTTCGAGTCGTGGACACGTCACATCGAGAAGCGTGTGCTGCGGCTGGAGCGGCGTCCTATCGGTGGTAGTGGTGGAACGTCCAGCCCTGGTGCTGGGATATCGAATGCGTTTGTGCAGGTTGCGTCGGCGTCGTTCACGGGTGGCAGCGCGTCTGTCACTGCTCTGAATGGTGTCCCGTCCGGTGCTGTGGCGTTCGCTTCGTTCTCGTTCGATGCTGGGATCGAGGCTGGAGTCTCTGCGTCGTATGACGGTAGTCAGGTGAATCTGCGTGCTTCGGTGTCGGATGGTGTTCGACCTGTCCACATCTTCTATGTGGTTCCGTGAGGCGGGTAGGCTGATGGCATCGGTGCGTGTCGTGATCTTTGGTGAGGGGGGCTGATGGCTACCCAGTTTCATGGGCCTGTCTCCCACGACGGGAACAAGATCACTGATGTGGCGGATGGCACTGACCCGAATGATGCGGTGAACCTGTCCCAGGCCGATGAGAGGTATGTCGAGGTCGCTGGTGACACGATGACCGGCCAACTGGTGATCGACCACACTGCCGGATTCAGCATCGAAGCCAAGGGAGGTATCCAGTCCGACGATGAGATTTGGGTGACCGACGGTGGTGTTTCCATCGACTCTGGGTTCCTGTCGGTGGACGGCGGCAACGTTGGCGGTGCCAACATCAGCGGCGGTTTCGAGTCGTACCACGATCCGGCGACTATGCCGAGCCGAGCCGTAGGGTTCTGGCGGCACAACGGCTCCTCCTACCAGCCGCTCATGGCTGCGGAGGATCATGAGCCGGTCACGAGGGCATACCTGGAATCGCAGATGGGTGAGGCCGATAAGCACTACCTGCATCAGCAGGAGGCATCGTCTAAAGTCTGGACTGTGGTCCATAATCTGGGGAAGAGGCCGTCCGTGTCGGTCACTGATGCCGGTGGAGCGGTGATTTATGGGGAGATCGTCTATCCGAATGAGAACAGGTGCGATCTGTACTTTGAGTTCCCCATCACCGGCACGGCTGTCTGCAACTAGGAGATTCGTATGTCCATCTCGTACCTGAGCGCGATCAACTTCAACGGGCTGCCCGCTATCGCGTTCGTCCCGCCCAGCGGCACCGACGAGACGGCGGTCACCAGCCCCGCCATGGGGCAGTTCTTCTACAACGTGACGACGAAGAAACTCCTGCAGTGGGACGGCACGAAGTGGGTGACGTTCGGGCTGGCCGATGCTGGAGCGCCGCCCACGGGACCGGCGGGCGGCGACCTCGCAGGTGTGTACCCGAATCCGACGCTCAAGCCTGGTGTGATCGTCAACGCGGACGTGAGCGCCTCTGCCGACATCGCGCAGTCGAAGATCGCTGACCTGGAAGACGATCTCGCCGCGAAGGCGCTCAAGGCCACGACGGTCGCTGCGGGCAACGGCCTTACGGGTGGCGGCGATCTGTCCGCGAACCGCAGTCTCGCCGTGGGTGCTGGCACCGGCATCACGGTCACTCCTACCGCAGTCTCGGTGGACGCTTCGTACTTCGATACGAACTACCAGGAGCGTTCGGAGAAGGGCGCGGCAGGCGGCTATGCGCCGCTGGACGCCGACTCGCACATCCCGACGGTGCATCTGCCTCCGCTGGCGATCAACGAAGTGTTCACCGTGGATAGCGAAGCGGAGATGCTCGATCTCGTCGCGGAGCGCGGCGACATGGCGATCCGCACCGACAACTCCAGGACGTATGTGCTGTCGTCGGACGACCCGACCACCCTGGAGGACTGGAAGGAGGTGCAGGCGACCGGCCAGGTCATCTCCGTCAACGGCCAGACAGGGGTCATCGTCATCGACGCCGCATCGCTCGGCGCGGTGCCGACCTCCAGGCAGGTGGTCGCCGGAAACGGCCTGACCGGCGGCGGGGCGCTGTCGGGCAATGTCACGCTCAACGTGGTGGGCGACGCCAACCTGGACGTGGCTGCCGATCAGGTGTCGGTCATCTCCGCTCCGAAGTGGACGACGGCGCGCACGCTGAGCCTCACCGGCGATGTGACGGGCAGTGTCTCCATCGACGGCTCGGGCAACATGTCGCTGGCCGCGACGGTGGTCGAGGGCGGGATCACCGACCACAACGACCTGGACGGCAGGGACGCAGCCGATGCCCACCCGATGGGCGCGGTCACCGGCCTGAACTCCGCTCTGGCCGGAAAAGCACCGATCAACCACAATCACGACGGCGACTACGACCCGTTGGGCGCAGCGGATGCTGCCGAGGCTGCGGCGAAGACGTATGCGGACGACCGCGATGCTGTCGTCCTCAGCGACGCGGAAGCCTACGCGGACGGCCAGGACAACCTGCATTCCACGGCTGATCGGGCGTATGCCGATTCCCAGGACGTTGTGCATTCTGCCGAGGATCAGGACTATGCCGACGCCCAGGACGACATCCACTCGGCTTCGGATCGTTCCTACACCGACCAGTGGATCACCACCCGCGCCACGCACTTCACGAGCGCCGTTCCCTCGGGTTCCTCTCCCGTGATCGACCATTCCCTGGGCACCCGCAATGTGATTGTGACGGTGTACCGCAACGCGGCTCCGTACGACACGGTAATATGCGACGTGGAGCGCACTTCTATGGATACGGTGACACTGAGGTTCGCCACGGCTGTGACAGCGGGCCAGTACCGCACCGTGATCGTCGCCAGCCCGGATTATCCTCCGGGCCGCTGAGAGGATGTAGCGCATGGACAACCTCTCGCCCATCGACGGGCCGCAGGACATCCCCACGAAGAAGTACGTGGACGACGGCCTGGATGGGAAGCCCGAACTTGCGGACGCCTACCCGAATCCGATCGGTCTGTGGAACGACCCTGGGACATCGGATCGTGCGTCCAGGCATGACCACACCCACGGTCGCGGGAACGCCGCGCTGGACAACCTCACCGATGTGGACACTTCCACGACGCCTCCCACTGACGGCCAGGCGCTGGTATGGAACGGTTCGATGTGGGTGCCGGACGACGTGGAGGGCGGCGGTGGCGGCGGTGACTATCTGCCGCTGAGCGGCGGCACGATGACCGGCAAGATGCTGCTCGCCGACACGGGCGAGCCGACCGATCCACTGGAACCGGCACCGGCAGGGTATGTGGTGCCGCACAGCGGCGGCATCATGACCGGCGTTCTCATGCTCAGCGGCAGCATCCCGCTCACCGATAGGACGGCGGTGGACAAGGGATACGTGGACGGCAAGGTGGAGGATGCGCTCGGCGGCAAGGCCCACCGTTCGGTGACGGTCACGGCGAACACCGACGGCAACGGCATGGTGTCGGTGAGCGCGGCCACGCTCGGGCTGACGACTTTGGAGGGAGCGGTGGCGAGCGTCCGCTTCGGACTCGCCGGAAACCTGCCGCACTGGGCCACCGCACGGCTCGGCAACAGCACGACGGTGCAGGTGCTGGTGTGGTCGGCGAACCCGCTCACCAGCGGCACCGTGTCGCGGCTCACCGGCACCGAGGTGACGATCTACGCGACCGCATGGGGTACAGCATGAGAGGACACCGCTGATGGCCTACTGGGACGGGCACCTGCTCGCTATAGACGAGGATTTCAAGGCCCGCGTGGAGTTCTGCGCGATCCAGGAGGGCGCGACGTTCGGCTGGGTGGTGGACAACACTATCCGTGTCGCCGCCGCGCCAGGGTTGGCCGACGCCTACGCATCCGCGCTGGCTGGCGGGGTGGAAGACCCAGGACGCGATCCTGCGGTCATCTCTGACGCGATGATCCTGGCTGCTGTGCAGGGGTTGCTAGTGGGATGAAGAACCAATCCGACCTGTTCTGGAAACTCGGCACCCTGTCCGGTGTCGTGCTGCTGATGCTGTCTGGGTCGTACCGGCTGTCCCAGGATGGTCGGGACGGGACGGCGCTGTGGGCTGCGGCGATGATACTGCTTGGTGTGGTGATCACGGTGGAGTTGCACGACAGGTTCGGAAGGGACCATCACGATGATGACTGCGACGACGAGGATCGTGGCAGTGGGGAATGAGCGCAAGTGGCAGGCTGATGCGACTGAGTTGTGGTTGCATGAGGAGATCACGCGGCGTATCAGTTTCTTTCTGCGGAAAGAAGATAAGAACTGGTCGTGGCTGGTGCAGCAGACTGGGTTGCAGTCGAAGGCGTTGAGTACACGTTATAACGGTCATGTCCGTTGGAGTGTGTATGACGTGTACCTGTGCGCCGATGCCTTAGGGGTACGGTTGTCTGACCTGTTCCCGCCGTTGGAGAAGATTCAGTGACGTGCTGGTTCGCGCCGCTGCTGGTTATGGCTGCTATAGCGACGGCATCACTGGTAGCGTTTGTTCTATTCTGGTTCGAGGGAGAGGATGAAGATGACGAGAGTCGATGAGCAGGGCAAGGCACTTGTTGGTGCGATCCTGGGCGGGTTGACTGCTGGGTTCTCCACGGTACTCGGGGTGGTTGTCGCGTATCCTGACGCTGACTGGTGGGTGGTGCTGCTGGCTGGGCTGTGGGCATTGTTCAGTACGGCTACGGCTACTTGGACCGGCGTCTACTTCACAACCAATGCGATTCCTGAACCTTCGCAGGAACCTATCTGGGTCGGGGAACTGACCGTGGATGAGGAATACGACGGGGGGGTCTGATGGTCTGGCCGATTCCTGGTTACTCCATCAACCAGGCGTATGGCATCCGAGGGCAATATTGGAGAGCCTGCGGCTGGCATACGGGTACTGACATCGCCGCGCCGAAGGGCACCTCGATCAAGGCCCCCATCGCGGGCACGATCCGTTGGCGGAACTACGGCGGTTCCTTCGGCAGGAGCCAGTTCGTCATCAGCCCCTCCAAGGGGCAGCCGTTCGCGAACGAGGAGTTCTTCGTCGCGCATACTCTTGATCGCCTGCCGAACGGCACCGAGGTGAAGGCGGGCCAGCACATCGCCCGTGTTGGAGCCGACGGTAATGCGACAGGCCCCCACGGGCACTTCGAGCGGCATAGCCGCAAGCAGGCGTGGAACTGCGGTGTGATGCTGAACCCGCAGGACATGTTCAACTGGAAGCCGACGGGTGCACCGTCACCGTCACCGTCACCGTCACCATCGCCGCAACCTGAGGAGGACGAAGTGGTCGTCATTCTGATCCAGCACAAGGGCACCCGCTACGCCTGTTATCCGGCTGCGGGCACCAAGCGGAAGATTCGCTCACCGAAGGAGGAGTCCGCGATCAAGTCGATCACCCAGAAGGTCGGTGGGCGCATCGTTGAATGGTCGGCGGGCAAGGACGTTGACGATTTGGAAGCCTTCGGGGTGACACTCTAGTGACTGGACGGTATGCGATCCCGATTGCCGTGTTGGCGGTGCTGCTTGCCGGTGTGCTGTTCACCGTGTGGGCATCTGTAGCAGAGTCGGACGACGATCCTGTGGACGCGCCTGTGTCTGGCGGGGCTGCGCCACCGGAAGATTTCGGTGTCCTCGCTCCGCTGGCTGAGGTTTCCCCTGATCCTGTCGAGGGCGGCTGGGTTCCCGCGTTCGAGTTCTGTGGCCGTGTCGCGGATGGTCAGGCTGGTGAGCCGCTGTACCTGCTGTACCTGGACCGCTACTACGCCAGCGGCGGCGGGCCTTCGTACGATGTGTGGATCAATCAGATCATCCCTACGTCATGCACGTAGTAGGGTTAGAAGAGATAGGCTGCACCTATGGGTGACTTCACTAGTCCTGATTCTCTGCCGTTCCCGTTCGACACGGACACACCGGATGTGCCGCGTGACATCAAGGGGTTGGCGGATGCGACGCAGGCTGCGCTGCTTGACCGCCATGAGGTGCTTTACCAGGGCGTCCGTAGGGACACCTGGGTGACGATCACCCCTGGTGACAACTGGCTGAATCCTGGGAACTTCGAGTCGAAGGAGGAGCAGCCCGTCGGGACCACCCCGATCTCTTGGGTTGAGGGCAGCGCCTTCGCTATCGACACAACCGGCTTGTACAACTTGGACGTGTCAGGTTCGTTCCTGACTGGTGCACAGGGTGGTTTCTGCGGTCTGCAGGTGATGGCTGGCCCCTCTTCGCTCGGGATGGTCAACGGCTACGCGATGCAGCCGAACTTCTCAACGACGGTACGTATGAATGCGATGGCTGTGCTGACCGCTGGTCAGGTGGTGAGTATCCAGGGCCGTGTGCAGGTGATCGCGACATGCAACTTCCAGGCTGCTGCGCTGCGGGTTGCGCTGCTGCAGAAGACTGGTCTGGGGGTGTAGTGGCTTCCCCTCCACCGCACCCCCAGACAGTCACCTAGTCTAGATGGTTGCAACGTTGCAAGCCGTTCACCGCAACGCCAGGATGTCGATCAGATAGCGGGCATCCTCGATGTCGTCCGCGAGTGAGCAGATCGTCAGCATCGCACGCCTCCGGTCTTCCGCTGTTGGCGGTGGGACATCTCGGGTGTGCATGGTGTCAAGGTCATGAGCGCCCATCCGGCACCACCCCGTATTCGTGCAGTTCGTCCATGTACTCCAGCAGTTGCCGTCCTGACGGGGTGATCGTGTTGACCCGTTGCCGCCGTCCCGACCGGCTCATGCGCTTCTTTACGCTGCCGTCGGTGATGCGGGGCGCGATGTATTCCATCTGGAGCAGTTCGCTGCACCGCTTCCAGTAGCAGATGGTGGGGTCGTCGGCCAAGCCGGTTGCTAGTCCGGCTTCCTCGTTCGTCAACCCATCGGCTGCGGCTGCGTAGGCGCGGAGGAGGGTGATCATCTGCGACTGCCTGCCGATGGTGCGTTCAGCGGCCTGGTGGCTGGTGGACGGGTCGGTGGCTCTTGCTGCTGGCGGGGTGCGCCATGCTTCCTGGATCGTCTGGTGCTTGCGAATGTCGTCTTCTCCGACGAGTTGAGCGCCGCACTTGCACTTCGCTGCTGCTTCTCCGCGTGATCCAGAGTAGCCGCCTGCGCTGTTGCGGGTGCTGCCGATGGTGTACCTGTACAGGGCGTGCGGGTTTCCGGTGGGGTTCAGTGGGTTCGCGGTCATGTGTTCTCTCCTCCGATGAATGCGGTGACTGCAAGCGTTATGCAGGTGGGGTCGCCGCCGTGTTCTTTGCGCGCCTTCAGGCTGAGTTTCCCGATTGCTTGTCGGACGGTGCTGGCGAGTGCTGTGTCGTCGCGGAGTATCTCGGGTGTGAGTCCTTCCAGGTGCGTGATGAGTGTTTCGTTTTGCGCGGTGCCTTCTACCGGAGCAGCCATGCGATCAGTCCTCCCCATGCGATGGCGCTGCCGGACATGAAGAACATGATCAGGAATGCTGGTAGGCATCCGTTGCTGAACATGTTCTCTCGATCTTCTTTCATCCTTGATCCTCCTCGAACTTCCGCAGCCAGCGCATGAGACTCATGCCGCATCCTCGGCATAGGTCTTTCTGTATCCGTTGATGACCGACCTCTACGTTGAGGTTGCTCCAGTCGCTGTCGTCATGCGTGGACCCGCACCTGTCGCAGATCATCCGGCATTCGCGGCTCATGGCCGTCCTCCTAGCGGTTGCGCCTGCACCCATTCCTGACCGCAGCGGCAGCAGTGCGCCCCGTCGTGGGCCATCGGCAGGCAGCAGTAGTGGGGGTCGTTTGCCCTGTCGCACAGCCCGTCCATCAGCCCTCCCCGTGCCCTGCTGCGCGCTCGTCGTACACGGCCAGGCAATCCATGAGATAGGCCGCGATGATGTAGTCCGGCGTGCGGGACTCTTTCTCCAGGGTGTGCCGGTTGAGGAGTTTCAGCAGTTCCTTGTGGAAGGCAGTGCTGTACATCAGACCGCCCCGTACCAGTCTGCGCGTGCGATGACGACGCGCTCGTAGTTGAGCAGGCAGTCCACGAGGTAGTCCGCGAGGATGTGGTCCGGCGTGCTGGACCCGCCCTCCAGGTTGTGCCGGTTGATGAGCGCCCGCAACTCCTCGCGGAACGGTTCGATGTTCATGAGT